CATCGACAACAGCCTCGGTGGAGCTCTCGACGACCTGGGGATACCCACAGTGTTCTCGTGGGATGACCAGGGTCTTCAAGTCCGCACCCGATCCGAAGCCGCTGAGCTGGGCATGGATGTCAAAGTGCTCCTGTTCGATGGCCTGGGCGATCCTCTCGTGCCTGATGACTCCATGCGGATTGTTCTGCCTGACGCACCGGTAACCCCTGAGGGACAGCTCTCAGAAGGCGTGGCTCAATATCTCACGGGCTTTGCTATGACAGGTGGGATGGCTGGAAGGGCCGTGCTAGGTGCCGGTGCGATTACCAAAGCCGCAGCACAAGGCTTCGCCGCCGATTTTGTAGCCTTTGACGAAGACGAGGAGAACCTCTCGGCCTTCATCCAATCTGTCCCTGGCTTGGAGAACCCTGTCACCCAGTTCCTTGCTGGTGACGAGAACGATGGCTGGCTGGAGAGCAGGCTTAAGACAGCCTTCGAGGGCCTGTTCATCGGCGTAGGTGCCGATTTAGCTTTTCGTCTGGCCAGGTATGCGGCTAAAGGAACCGCGTCATGGGCCAGCGGCCTAAGAGAAGCGAGGCATCTTCACGAGGCTGGAGACTTTGAGGGTGCCGCCCGACGAATGGATGAAGCCCGCGACCGATCTCTTGAAGCTTCAAGGGCCATGGGTAACGACCCAGTTGATGCCGGTGATGCTGCAGATAGAGCCGCCGCGAACCCCTTGAGCGACGATGGTCCAACTTCAGCTTCAGCACTGGAAGAAGACGCCAAGCGTTTAGTGGATGCTCTGTCCGGCGACGAAGACGCCGTGTTTGATCCTGAGCTGTTCGCAGACATTCTCAACCCTAAGCACCTCCCTAAGGGCTTCGATACTGAGCAGGCTTTCGAAGCCATTGCTCGTGAGTATGTACGCCGTGCGGGTGGCCTGCAGCAGGGTTCACGGACACAGCAAGAGACCCTTCGGCTAGCAGCCGAGCGCCTGAACACAACGCCCGACGCTATCCTCGATATGTATCAGCGTGCGGGCAACGCCGAAGACCTGGACGTTCTTCTGACTCAGCTTCGGATGACCTTAGCCACAGCCGCGTCTCATTCGAGCAGGATAGCGCGCCAGTGGAGTGCCCTCGACGCCGCTGGGGATGTAGCTGGTAGAGACGCAGCTTCGAAGCACCTGGAAAATGTCTTAAGTGCTGCGGCCACGACCATGGACCGTCTCAACAAGTTCAAGACAGAGTTGGGCCGTGGTCTCGCAGCCTCGAAGATCGATGTCCCTGGGTCGGACCCTGGTGTCTTGAAACAACTCAAGGAAATCATGGCCCTGCCCCCGGCAGAGCAGAAGGTTCTTATGAAGCGTCTCGCTAAGGTGAGCGATGCTCAAGGCCACATCTTCTCCATCGACAAGATACTGGACACTGTAGCGCGGAGAGGACGTCGAGCCCTCCTGATGCAGAATGAGTTCTGGATCAACGCTATCCTGTCTGGTCCTAAGACCCACCTTGTGAACATGCTCGGCAACGCCGTGGAAACTATCGCTCTACCGTTTGAGAGGGGTGTCGGTGGTGTCATCGCTGGCACTGTGGACACACTCCTGGGCAACACGGACGCTGGCATCAGCCGCATCTCCAGGAGCATCCAAGAGACGTCGGATAGCTACTCAGCAATCGGTAAATACCAGGGCGAGAGCTTAAGGAAAGCCTTAAACGCCTTCGCCCAGGAGCAGAACATCCTCGATCCCCTGCACAGAGTCAGGGACGACACTACGTTGCATGAAATACCTGGCGCTGCGGGCAAAGTGATCAGGCTACCAAGCCGCTTCCTCGCGTCAGAGGACGAGTATTTCAAGCAGATCAATTACAGAGCCTTCCGGTACACGGCAGGTATGCGTGAAGCTCGACAGAAGGGCATCCACCGCCAAGCTGATAGGGAAGCGTACGCAGATGACTACGTGAGCCGAGGCTTTAATCCTTCAACGGGTGCTCCGACGGATATTGATGCGCTGGAGTATGCGCGCAGGGCGACTTTCACGAACGATCTAGGCGCACCGGGCCAGAAGTTCACCGATTTCGTGGACTCGATGCCGATCCTGCGCAACTTCGTGCCGTTCATCAGGACGCCTACCAATTTGCTGAAGCATATGCTGTCGCGTACCCCTCTAGGTTTTGCCAGGCCCACCGAGTGGAAGCGCATCATGGGCAAAATGGGGCCGCAAGAGCAGGCAGAAGCCTGGGGAAGGTTCACGACAGCCACAGCGATGACAAGCACAGCGGTATGGCTGGCCTATAACGGGTTTATCACGGGATCGGGGCCTTCCGACCCAAGGATGCGGAACACTTGGTTAGAATCTAACCAGCCTTACTCCGTGAAAATCGGCGGTGAATGGGTTGAGATACGACGTCTCGACCCGCGCTTCTCTATTCTGGGCGTCTTCGGCGAGCTCGCGGAGATTTCTAAGTGGGGAGACGACCCCGATGGTGTCACGGATGTAGTTGCTAACCTCACTCAGGCTCTCTCTACGCAGATCATGGACAGGTCTTACTTCCAGGGCCTGGCCGACATCCTCGAGGCCCTCAATTCTCAAAACGAAGGCCCACTTACGCGCTGGGCGTACAACCGAATTGGCTCGTACATCCCTAACGTCGTCCGGCAGGCCAACCCTGACCAGGAGATGAAGGACATCCGGAACGAATTAGATGCCTTGATAGCTGGCATCCCGATGCTTTCAGGGACTGTCGAGCCTAATAGGAGCCCGCTGACTGGCGAGCCTCTTACGAGGTCAGACGATCTCCTGGGGCAACTGACTCCTCTGCGGATGTTCGAAGATGTTCCCGGCCATGTGGCTGAAGAATTACTCCGCCAGGAGGTTGGTCTAGCTCAAGTCGACGACCGGAGACCTGGCGGTCGCATCCAATACAGCAACTACGTGAACGAAGAGACCGGCCAGACTGCGCTAGATCGCATCAGACAACTGGTGGGTAAGCCAATCGCTGGCAAACCGTCTCTGACTGAGTATCTGGAAATGCTCTTCGCTGATCCGCGATACCAGGAACTAAGTACGATCCCGGCCTCTGACGGCATCCAGACGCAGGCCGCAAAGGTAATCCTCAACGTAGTCGATGAGTACCGTCAGGCCGCAATCTTAGTAGCCATGCAAGAGTACCCAGAGCTTGCCCGAGATATCCAAGCCGAGAGAGCAAACCAAAGGGCGGGTACGGACGTGATCGAACTCCTGGGCGGCGCTTCCCAGTAAGACACCAAGAAGAAGAGAAACGACGAGAGAGCCAGCGGGCCTTTCGGTAGTAGTTTTTTCAGGAGACAAAATGACAGCATATGCACCGGTCACCTACACGGGTGACGGATCACAAACCACGTTCACTTTTTCATGGACCTACCTGAAAACGAGCTACGTTAAGGTCTATGTCGGCGGCGTGTTGACGACGGCCACGGTGACACCGGGGCAAGTCGTACTAGCATCCGCTCCAGGCTCTGGAGTCACCGTTCAGATCATCCGAGAGACTGAGGCGGATACGCGCCTGGTTGACTTCCAAGGCGGGTCAACCGTCGTCGAAGACAACCTTGACCTCGACAGCGATCAGCAGTTCCACATCCTTCAGGAGCGAGCTTCTAAGGAAGGCAACTACCTCGCAGTCGACGATACGCTCAACATCTACAACGCTGGCGCCAGGCGCATCACGAACGTAGCAGATGGCACGGCAGCTCAAGATGCTGCCACCAAAGCTCAGCTCGACGCCTTAACCATCTCAAGCGGTAACGTCACATCGCCTGGATCATCGTTCACCGGCAAGGTTCTGTCGGCCACCTCAGCGACAGCTTACGATTGGTCTAAGGTGTCCCTGGATGACCTCAGCGAGATCACAGGGCCGACCCAATCGTTCATCGATGACCTCCTCAACGCTGACGATACGGCGACCGCGAGGACGGCCATAGGTGTCGGGGCTGCATCGGACAGCGCAGCAGGCATCGTCGAACTTGCGACCACCGCCGAGACGACCACCGGCACCGCCACCGATCTGGCTGTAACCCCTGACGGTCTCAAAGACATGACCAGCCTCGCTGGGGCTGCGTGGTTCCTCGACGAAGACGACATGGCCTCGGACAGCTCGACGCAGGTAGCCTCCCAGCAGAGCATCAAGGCATACGTCACATCATCCGTAGCCGCCTCGCCCACACCCACAGTCCTGCTTCTCGACACTGAGATCACCGGCAATCCGAGCTCCATAACCTTCGAAGACAGCGACGGTATGGACTGGTCAACCTACCGCTACTTTGAAGTCTCGTTCGGGTCATTTGTGAGCGTGGCCATGCAAATTCTCGTGACCATGTCTCAGGGCAGCTCTTATCAGACGGCCTACGCCTATGGGTCTACGGGTGTGACCTTCACCGCAGGCTCGAACCATGCGTCCACCGCCATCCTCTGTCCTCATGGAGCCGAAATCTACAAAGGGTCGAGCGGTTACGATGAAGGCTTCCACCTGTCTGGCCAGTTGCATGGGAACATCACTGACGGCACGGACAAGATGGGACCGTTCTTCCACTGGCGGCTCGGCGCGAACGTCGCGTCCGGTGGCTACGCTGGGTCGGCCTCTGGAACTGGATGGCTGGCTAACGGTGTCGACACCGCAATCGATGGGATCAAATTCGCGGCCTCAACAGGCACGTTCGTCGACGGGTACATCAAAATCTGGGGTGTGAAATAACAATGACTAGATACACCATGACCGGGCAGGGGACTCTCATTCCCTACACGCCCGCTGAAGAAGCTGCTGCTGACGCTGCTGATGCCGCCCTGCACGCGGCTGAGGTAGCCAAGAATGCTGCGGCGCCGATGGAAAATTGGCTCGAACAGATGGCAGCGTCCGACAAAACAATGACCCGTTCCACCGAAGACCTCATCGACCGCCTGATCGCGACCGATGTCATTCAAGCGACGGATTTGAATGAGTTCCTGTCTAACAACTGGACGGCCAAGAAAGAGCTCAGAGCTCAGAAGCCTGCGTGAGCGTGGAACTCCCTATTGAGCTCCTTCTCGCGCTAGGCGGTTCCGCGGCGTCGGTGATCGTTGCCTGGGGGATCGCCCAGCAGAAATTAACGTCTATCTCCAGCGCACTGCTGGACATCGAGAAGAGACTGAGAGCGCTCGATAACCGGGTCGACAAGACCGAAGGGACGACAGACCTCCTCCAGAACAAGCTGGCCGTACTCGCGTCGATGTCTAGCCCCGAGAGGGAAGAGCGAAAAAACCGCGAGCTCGCATCCATCTTGAAAGATATCGAGTATCTGCAGCGCACTTTCTTGCGCAAACAATGGAGTAAAAAATCCTGAGATGAAGTGGCAAGAGATAGTATCCACGGTCGCGCCGGTGCTAGGCACGGCCATCGGCGGTCCCGTCGGTGGTATCGCCGTCAAAGCGGTCACAGCAGCGCTCGGTCTGCCATCAAATGCGTCTGATAAAGACCTGGATCGCGCCTTGCACGACGCTACACCCGAACAGCTCGTCGCCCTGAAGAAGGTCGAGGCCGAGTTCGAGGTGCAAATGCGAGAGCTGGACGTGGACATCACGCGCATCCACCAGGCGGACCGTGACAGTGCGCGTAAGCGCCAGGCGGCGATCAAGGATCGTATCCCGGGGGTCTTGGCCGTTCTGACCATGATCAGCTTTTTCAGCTACATCGGCGGCGTGACCTTTTGGTCGCACGCGGTGATGGCAGACCCAGGATTTCTAAACCTGGCCATTGGCTGGCTGGGCGGAACAGCGTCAACAGTGATCGCCTACTACTTCGGGTCAAGTGCTGGCCAGGACCGCATGCAAGGAACGGACTCAAAACCATGACTGAAGACCTACTCGCGAACATCTTCGACGCTCTCGGGGAAACACTTCTAACCAGGCTGCAGAGCGGAGAGGCTACTGCTGCAGAGCTCAACGTCGCCCGACAGTGGCTCCGCGACAACGGCATCGACTCCGATGGGTTCCACAATAGTCACGTACGTTCTATCGCAGAGGCTATCCCCGTCTTCGACGAAGAAGACCCTGTGACCGGTGCCACTGTTCTGCCGATCAGGGCTGCGGCTGCCAGCAGGTAAATGAGCTCCCCCACGCGGCCTCTTAACGACTTCCGCTCTGCCCTCTACCTGATCTGGAAGCATCTCAATCTACCAGCCCCTAGTCCCCTTCAGAATGACATAGCGGGCTGGCTTCAGAATTCACCTCGACGCATCGTGCTGATGGCCTTCCGAGGTATCGGCAAGTCGTGGATCACGGCAGCCTACGTTGTCTGGCTCCTCTACATGGACCCTCAACGTAAAATCCTTGTCGTGAGCGCGAGCAAGGACCGGTCTGACTCCTTCTCGATCTTCGTCAAGCGTCTGATACACGAAATCCCTGAGTTCCAGTTCCTTAAGCCTCGCACCAGCCAGGGCCAGAGGGACAGCAACATCTCGTTCGATGTAGGGCCAAGCACTGCCGACCAGTCACCCTCAGTGAAATCTGTCGGCATCCTCGGTCAGCTTGCTGGCTCACGAGCCACACACATCATCGCTGACGACATCGAGGTCCCTAACAACTCAGCCACTGAACAGCAGCGCGAGAAGATCGCTGAGCGCGTCAAGGAGTTCGATGCTGTCCTGAAGCCTGGCGGCAAGATCATCTACCTCGGGACACCTCAGACAGAGTCGAGCCTCTACAACAAGCTTCCCCAGCGTGGCTACACACCTCGTATATGGCCAGCTCGCTACCCTAAACCTGACGTCCTTTCGAAGTACCGGGACAGGCTTTCACCAGCCATCCTGGCGACACTGGACGCCTACGGGGAGGAGCAGCTTCAGAACGAAGGCCTGTCAAGCTGTGGTGGAGCCCCGGTTGATCCTGAACGCTTCGACGATGAAGACCTGCTCGAACGTGAAGCCTCCTACGGTCGCTCAGGGTTCATGCTCCAGTTCATGCTGTCGACGGCCCTCAGTGACGCTGAGAGATACCCTCTGAAAGTTGCTGACCTTGTCGTGATACCTCGAATGTCCCACCACGAGGGCTTCGAGAAGGTTGTGTGGGCCAGTGACCCAAGGTTGACCCTGCACGACCTACCTAATGTCTCTCTCGATGGAGACAGGTTCTACAGCCCGATGGAAACATCCGGGGGAGGGACGCCCTTCACAGGGTCGGTCATGGCCATTGACCCATCAGGACGGGGCAAGGACGAGACTGGCTACTGTGTCTCCAAGTTCCTGAACGGATACGTCTGCGTGACCAAAGCTGGAGGGCGGCGAGGAGGCTACGAAGAGAAGGACCTTGAGGCACTGGCAGAGATCGCTAAGGACCAGAAGGTCAACAAGATCATCGTTGAGTCGAACTGGGGTGGCTCCAAGTCTGACTCCATGTTCATCCAGCTCTTCAAGGTCGTCCTGCAGCGCATCTACCCGGTGACTGTCGAAGCCATCTACTCGTCAGGTCAGAAAGAGAACAGGATCATCGAGGCCCTGGAGCCGATCATGAACAGGCACAGGCTTGTTCTCGACTCAAGGATCATCGAGGACGACTACAGGTCCGTGCAGGACCTCCCAGCAGAGCAATCCCTCAAGTATCAACTGGTCTACCAGATGTCCCGCATCACGCGTGACAGAAGGTCCTTGAGGCACGACGACAGACTGGAAGCTCTGTCGATGGCTGTCGGCTACTGGACCCAGAAGATGGACGCTGACGAGGACCGAATGATCCAGGCAAGACACAGCAGGGCGCTGAAGAACGAGGTAGGGGCGCTGAAGAGAGCCGCAAGGATCGGGACAGCCGTCATGATGGGAAGACCATCTTTCAGGAACAACAACAATAGAAAATGGGCAAGCAGGCGAGGTTGAGATTATGTACATGGAAGAATTAGCCACACAGATTTACGGCATGATCGTCTTCATGTTCGACGTAGGGCCGGACGGAGCGGTGTCGGTTGCCACCGATTGGATCGACTTCCCGAGCCTGGAGGAGTGCCAACTGGCTGGACCAGCCATGGTGGAGGTCTTCAAGCAATTGTCTGACTCAGGCTTCTCTCAGTGCCTGTCCTTCATGATCGACACGCCCCCTGAGGTTGATGCCCCAGTGTAACGGCTAAGATTGACGCTAGGGCTGACGGCAGGGCTGGGTAGTTACCCCTAAAGGGATGTATATGCCCTTGTAAGGATGCATTTTAAGGCCCTCTGAGTGGCCTCTGAGGACCCTTCCGCTACCCATGTACCAGAAAGACAGTAAAACGCACCAGTGAGCCTCTAAATGCATCTATGGAGACATAGGGGGGAGACATGCTCTAACGGCAGGGCTGAGGGTAGGGCTGACGGTAGGGCTGACGGCAGGGCTGAGGGATTAGGGCCCACTTGCGAGCTACGACCATGGCAATGGCTATGGGGGGACTATAGGGGGGTACATAAGGTTACCTTAGGTAGACCTATAGGTAGACCTATAGGTAGAGGGTAGGAGAAGACAGGTAACAGGGTAAGTGAATAGACAGGTATAGGTAGGCCCCCTCCTGGTAGCTGTATCTGTAGGTAGGACTTTAGGTAGAGCCTTAGGTAGAGCCTTAGGTAGTAGCTTAAGCACCTGCGGGTCTCTCTTAGTTAGGGCTAAGCTGAACTACTTAGCCAGCACCCTGCACAGATATAACCTTAAAGAGTCCTAAGGCCCCAGAATAATTGCTGCAGATTTGTGAAAGCCTATAACGGGGTCTGGCCGCTCCGAATTCCCCCCTTAGCACCTTTTGATCGGTTCCCTGGCCACCAGCCGGGGTCCTGCAACAGGTTTTGACTTGTCGACAAGACAGGGGCCGGCCAGCAAGGGGTCCGTAGATCATTATATTCTATAGGGTGGGGGTGGGGTGCAATTATTTTCGGGGGTATGGTCAGGCTGTAAGCCGCGCTGTGCCTCAAAAAATAGTCAGCATCCACTATTATTTTGAAATCTGTGGCTTTTTTTCTGTTGCAGGCGGTTGCAATTGCATCCCAGCTATGCCATATAGGGTTCATAACGAACCTGAAATTGGAGCAGAAAAGATGAACAGATCGACTTACTACAGCCCGACATACCGCCGCCGCCGGAACCGCCGGATACAGGCCAACATGACAGCGGGTCTCCAGCTCGCAGCGATCAGCGTCGCAGGGTTCACCTTTATGGAGGTCGTCGTCATGGCCGCCACGCAAGGGCCCGGCCCGATCGCCACACTGATCCGCGTGGTGGCGTCATGACCAACCTTAACGAACTTATCGAGGACCTGAAGGTAAGCGACCTGGCCGGAGACCCGTGGGGCGTCGCGCTCTTGCGGCTGTTTGATGTCGCCCAGGAGCTGCACTTCCATCGCGCATCACCTTGCCCCGATCACTGGGATTACACGCCGGGGCTCGGGGTGCCGGACCCCTGCGACGACCTACAGGACGCCGACGACGCCACGCTGGTCGAGTTCGGCAACTTACTGGACCGGGTCGTGATCGCCACCGAGCGCCTCGGGTATTCGTACTAATGACCGCGCTGGAAGCCCTGGCGTTCATCGTCATGCCGGCCCTGGCGCTGACCTATCACTTCACCTAATGGGGAGCAGTAACATGGATACGATCAAATCTGATCACGAGTTGAACAAGTACGTTGGCGGCGTTGCGGACGAGATACTTGAAGAACTGGCCGACAGCGGCCTTTTGGTCTGGTCGCGGGGGTACGGCGCGTACACCGGCGCAGGCGGCGACTGGTACGACCGCGCCGACGAGCTGGCGCATGAGGCGGCCGACGGCTCCGAACACGTCATTTACACGCACAAGGCGCACGCGCTCTGTCAGCACTGCGACACATATCGTGGCGAGGAATTCGTGGAGGACTGCGGCGTAGCCACAGGCTCTTACGATGAGCTGGCGTCGCGCATCGCTTACGGCGAGCTGCGTCACCGCATATGGCTGGCCATCCGGAGGGACGTGTCACTTGATTCCCATCACCCGGATTTCGATTCGGTTGGGGAGGGCTGACCTATGCCTAGATACGTGATTGTGACAGCGACCGGCGTCTTGTGGCACTTGCTGGACGCACCGGACCCGCACACGGCGTGCGTAAAAACAGACCACGAGCTTGGCCACCCTGACGGTGTTGGCCGGTACAGCGAGGTCGGGTCGCTCGCGGAAACTAGAGGCGAGGGCTATGTAGTTGTGGAGGTGCCGGCCGGGTTTGAATTTCCAGACCTTAGCGCCCCACCACGCGACGTGTTTGATGCATTAAGCGCTGCGGAGATTACGAGCTACGACTTCCGGCGTGAGGGTCCAGCCATGCCGTGGGCTCTCGATATGCACACGGTCATCTCGTGGTGCATGGACACCGATGACGGCGGTGGAGGCGACCTTGCGTGGCGCGTGAGCCGTGTCGCCGACAGGCTTTCCGAAGCCGTGCGCGAGACGACGGGCCAGCGCGGCGATCCTGCGATGTCAGAGCGGATGCCTGAATGGATGGAGCGCTGAGTAGCGGCGCACGCTCGGACCAGGCCCGCAGACCAGGTCACGCCAGGTGCAACCAGCCACTCAGCACGACCAGCGTACACAATAACCTGTTGAAAACACAAGGCTTTATTTGAGGCCCACTGGTGATCACCATAAGGGCCTAGCCTGATGACGCCTACGAAACACTGCAAGCTCGCCGCTCAC